GATCGCAACTTGACCAAGAAGAAAGACCCAAAAGACCTGAAGCCGCGGGGACAGCCAACAAAATACGATGAGAAGTACACCCCTCAGCTTGCCAAATGGATCTGCCGGGATAAGAATTTCAGCAAGGATGAAGATCTTGCCGAAGCCCTCAATATCGCCGTTTCCACTCTGAACAACTGGAAAAAGGCACATCCCGAATTCTTGGAGGCCATAAAAACCGGGAAGGATGAGGTTGACAGACAAGTAGAGGACGCCCTCCTGAAAACATGCCTTGGGTACGATTACGAGAAGGAAGAACTGGAGGTTCACGTCACTGATCGGGGCGAGTACCAGAAGAAGAAGACAACGACCATGCATGTCAGCCCAGACCCGACCGCGATTATCTTTTGGTTAACCAACCGGAAGCGGGACTCCTGGAAGAGGAATGCTGTTGTTGAGCTTGACTTCGAGAAAGGCAAAGCAGAGATAAACGAACTCTTCGACAAAATGAAGAAGGAGGGCGGCATTGCTGCAACCGCTCACCGGTAAAGCCCACCAGTCATATTGTGAGGCGGACGCCCGGCTGAACATCTGGGAGGGCAGCGTCAGCAGCAGCAAAACCGTTACGACGTTCTTTGCATGGGTGGATTTTGTCATTAACGGCCCGCCCGGCGAACTGGTGATGATCGGCAAGACCGAACGGACCCTGAAACGGAACGTCATCGACCCGCTCATCACCATGTACGGGGCCCGGAACATCAGCACGGTCGGTATGGGAAAGGGAGAGATCCATATCTTCGGGCGACGGGTTTATCTCGTCGGGGCCAACGATGAGAGGGCCGAGCAGAAGATCCGGGGGGCCTCGTTCGTGGGCGCTTACTGTGATGAAATCACCCTTTACCCGGAATCGTTCTGGATCATGCTCCTCTCCCGTCTCCGCTCACCCGGGGCACGGCTGTACGGCACCACAAACCCGGATGGCCCGTTCCACTGGCTGAAAGTCAATTATCTCGACAAGGGACTGGAACACCTGAAGAAATGGCATTTCACCCTTGACGATAACCCGTACCTCGACCCGGCATACGTGGCGGCGCTGAAACAGGAATACACCGGCCTCTGGTATAAACGGTTCATCCTCGGCCTCTGGTGCATTGCGGAGGGCGCGGTGTATGACATGTGGGATGAGGCGATCCACATCATCGACAAGCCGGACGGAACGGCAGACCATTATATCGTCTCGATCGATTACGGCACGAACAACCCCTGTGCATTCCTGCTCACCGGTATCCGTGGCAATAATGCGACTGTCGAACGGGAATACTATTACGACAGCAACGAAAAAGGCCGGCAGCTGACCGATGCGCAGTATTCCAAAGCCCTGAAGGAGTTCATCGGTACCACGCCTGTCCGATCTATTATCATCGACCCCTCCGCAGCCTCGTTCAAGGTCCAGCTCCGTAATGATGGTTTCACTAACCTGAAAGATGCGGACAATTCTGTTATCGACGGGATCCGGCTTGTCTCGTCAATGCTCCAGGGGGGGCGGCTGAAAGTATGCCGGACCTGCCCGAACCTGATCAAGGAGTTCTCATCCTACGTATGGGATGCAAAAAAGCAGGTAAAAGGGGAGGATGAGCCCGTAAAGAAGTTCGACCACGCACTTGACGCGCTGCGGTATGCCGTCAAGACTACGATGGGGAAACCCTCGCAGCCGAGAGTACTCAGGAGGTTTATTTGATCGATATGATGGCAAGACCTGACATAGCAGCAGAAGGACAATTCGGAGAACCCGGGCACCCGAAAGTATTCCTCGTTACCGGGGGTGCCGGCAGCCTTGGTCGGGAGATCGTCGACATCCTCATCAAATCCGGGCAGAAGGTCCGGGCGATGGACATCAGCGAGAGTGGACTTGCAGCCCTGCACTACCCGGAATCGCAGTTCACCCGGATTTATGGGGATGTGCGGGATTATACGCGGGTCCATTACGCCATGCGGGGCTGCGATGTCGTCATTCACACGGCAGCGATGAAAAACCTTGATATCACCGAGGGGGACGTGCCGGAACTCAACCGGACCAACATCACCGGCACGGAAAACGTGGCGAAGGCTGCGATCGAGTGCGGGGTTGAATGCGCTGTTCTCATCAGCACGGACAAGGCCGTTTACCCTGCATCAGCGTACGGTGCGTCGAAACTATCCGCCGAACGGGTATGGATATGGGCATCCCGTACGCAAACGCGTACCCGGTTCGTCACGTTCCGGAGTGGCAACTTCAAGCAGAGCGCCGGGAATGTGTTTGAGGTATGGAGCAGGCAGGCCGCCCGGGGGGAACCACTGACCGTCACCGACCCGGATATGGAACGGTATTTCATCGACACCCGGAAGGCGGCGGGGATTATCTGCGGGATCCCGGCATGGGCAGCAAATGGCGACACGGTAATCCCGAAGATGCGGATCGAGAAGATCCTCGACCTGCTGACCGGGCAATTCCCGGGATGCACGTATCGGCTGACAGGGTGCCGGCCCGGAGAGAAGAGGACAGAACGACTGATGACGGACGATGAACAAGTAACATGGGAAAACGAGGAAGTTCAGGTGATATCATGAGAGTACTGGCAATCATCCCCGCGAGGGAAGGAAGCAAAGGCATCAAGGACAAGAACGTTGCAGCCTGCAACGGCCGGCCGCTGATTGCGTGGACTATTGACGCCGCACGGAAAGCCGGGGAGATCGACAGGCTGATCATCAGTACCGATAGCCTGCGGTACCGCGACATTCTGGAACACGATTACGGGGCCGATCTCTTCCCGTTCATCCGCCCGGAGAAGTACGCAAAGGACAAAACACCCTCATCGGAAGTGGTGATCCATGCGCTCGACAAACTGGAAGAGCTCGGAGAGGAACCGTTCGATATCGTGGTCCTGCTCGAACCGACCAGCCCGCTCCGGACCCCCGAACAGATCAACGAAGCGATCCAGCTCCTCAAACAAGCCCCCAGGGCCCGTGCCATCGTATCAGTGGTTGAAGACAGCAACCATCACCCTCTGCTCGCATTTGAGATCCAGAAAAACGGGCAGCTGGTTCCGTATGGTACGCTCACCGGTCCGGCACCGAACGATCCCATATATCCCGGGCATCCCCGCAGGCAGGCCCTCCGCCCCGCGTATTTCATGAGTGGCGACATCTATCTCTCGTATGTCGATACGTACCGTGAGCGCATGAGCTTCAACCACGAACTCACGGCAGCGTACAAGGTCCAGCACTGGCAGGCGCCGGAAGTGGACGAGCCGCACGATCTGATCGTCGTGGATGCATTGCTGAAGGCCCGGCAGGGAGGGAGGATATGACCGACGATGAAACAATCAAGATCAAAACATCCGGCCCTGCAAAGCGGCCCCCCTATCAAATCCCGAACAGTTTGGAAGTCCATATAAAAAATATCTCCCGGGGGCTTGCTGAAGGAGATGATCAACTCCTTATAGAGTTCCTCAAAGAGGTTTTTTCAATAGAGATTATCAATCCCCCACCCCCCGGCGTTTTCTCGCTGAAATACCTCTGCGTTGATGGAAAACGCCGATATGAGATTCAAACAATCGTCGGAGAGCGAGCGATAAAATCACAGGGGAGGATCGTATGATCAACACGTGGACCCGTGCCAACCAAATCCTTCCCGGGGGCAATTCCCTGTTCAGCAAGCATCCGGATCGTTATTGCCCCGGACAATGGCCCCCCTATTATGATCGGGCGGACGGAATCGCAATCTATACCCCGGACGGAAGGAAATATCTGGATTTCTCGATCATGAGCGCCGGTACCAACACGCTCGGGTACTGTGATCCGGATGTGGACAATGCCGTCCATGAGGCGATCTTCAAAGGCAACGTCAGCACCTTGAACTGCCCGGAGGAGGTCGAACTTGCCGAGATGCTGCTGAAACTCAACCCGGGTATGGATATGGTGAGGTTCGGGCGCGGGGGAAACGATGCATGCCAGATCGCCCTCCGGATTGCCCGGGAATATTCGGGAAAACAGCGGTTCGCTATCTGCGGATATCACGGATGGGAAGTCGGGCACCCGCCCCAGCTGGACCCGTTCTGCTACCCGTTCGAGTATGGCAACGCCCGCCCCCTCGAAGATGTCCTTCCGGATATCGGCGCTATCATAATGGAGCCCGTCCGGAGCCGGCCGGCCGATATCGAATTCCTGAATATGGTCCGGCAGATGGCCGATGCCTTCAGTATCCCCCTGATCTTCGATGAAATCACCAGCGGGTTCCGGTGCAACCCGTCCGGCTATTACCAGAAGATCGGAATCGTGCCGGATCTTGTCTGCTACGGTAAGGCGATGGGAAATGGGTATGCGATCTCTGCGGTTGTCGGGAAAGGGGCATTTATGGAAAGAGCCCGCGGTACGTTCATCTCATCGACCCCATGGAGTGAACGGATCGGATACGCCGCCGGGATTGCCACGCTTGCCAAGATGGACCACATACAGGCACAGAAAAAGATGTGTGCAGCCGGGAGTGCCGTGAAGAGTGCATGGCGGGAGGCGGGAGATGAAGCCGGGCTTGGCATTGAGATCACCGGACTGGACCCGCTCGCAACCTTCACCTTCATAGACGACCCCGATCGCGTCAGGATCACCACGTTCACACAGGAGATGCTGAAACGCGGTTACCTGGCATCCGGGCAGTTTTACGCCTCAATCATGCACAGCGGGGCCGAGATCAAGAAGTATTCTGCCGCAATTAATGAGGTGTTCTGCGATATCTCCAGCGGTCGCGTGAAGCTGGTGGGGGAGCCGGCCCTGGCAGGGTTCCGGAGGCTGGCATGATCTCCGACCGGGAACTGGAACACAGGACCAACGACCCGGGCGTCCCGCAGGTCCGGAGGGCGGCCTTCTGGCAGGAACTCTTTTTCCGGAAAACCGGGATCCGGATCCCCCGCCCCCTCAAAGTTAAACGAAAACTATTTACTTTTTAAAAACGCATATAGCCTTTAATCTTTTCTCCATCCGGACGGACGCGCCCGGATGCAATTCAGAGGATCCCCATGACAGTAGTTTCAAGAGTTCTTCAGGAGCTCGATCGCGGGGGAACCGTGACCGGGCAGATGATCGCCGATCTCATCCAGGAGCATAAGGTGCCCCGGGAAAGAATGATCGGCCTGTTCAACCGGTATAAGACCGACAGCACGCAGCCATGGTATTGCGTCGGGAACAGTACCAATATTTTCGGGAGGACGTTCCTTGATGATACGAAGGTCAACAACAAAGTCAACGTCGATCACTTCTCGAACATCGTGAACACCAAAACCGGCTATTTCGTCGGGGAGGCGATCAACTATGTGGTGGACGAGAAGGCGACAGGCGATAAGAAACTCATCGAAACGAAATTACGGGAGTTCCTGAACCGGATCGATACAACCGACCTCGACACTGAAACCGGTAAGATGGCGAGCATCTGCGGGTATTCGGCACGGCTCTGTTACCTCAACCCCGAAGGGAAAGAGGATGCGATGAACGTTCCCCCGTGGGAATGCGTTTTCCTCGCAAAAGACGGCAGTATCACCGCCCCGCAGTATGCCCTCCGGTACTATAAGGTTCAGGCTGTCGATGGATCGGGCCGGTACCGGGACCTCATGCGGGCTGAATGGTATGATAAAACAGGGATATCATTCTGGATCGAGCCCACCACGCCGGAACCGACCCCGGGGGTACAGGACCCCGCAACGGTCAGGGCGCCGCTCGCCCTAAACGGTGCGTTCGTGCTCGACTCTTCGGAAGAATCAAAAGTGCACGGATTCACTGAAGTACCGCTGATCGGGTTCCCGAACAATGCCGAGCTCCAGAGTGATGCCGAGAAGGTCCTTACCCTGATCGATGCGTACGACCGCACGATATCCGATATGAACAGTGAGATCGAACAGTTCCGGATGGCATACCTCGCAATCTACGGATATGCGAATATCGACGGCAAGTTTATCGACAAGCTCAAGAAAACCGGCGTTCTTGGGTTTGACAATGTGGAGGACCGGGCGGAGTTCATCACCAAAACCCTCGACGCCATCGCCGTGGAAAACCATCTGACCCGGCTGGAACAGGAGAGCTATGCAATCAGCGGGAT